CGATCACCGCCGGTCAGGATGGCGCTGCGGCCACCGCTGCTGCGCTTTCAACTCTGGCCCGTGTCGACAACTGGCTCTCCTATCTGCTGGAAGCCGACGTTCCTGCCGACGACGGCGAAATCTGGGCCGTCATCACGGTGCGCGCGTTCTTGCAGATGCAGCGGATCGCTGAGTTCAAGTCGAGCGATTACATCGACTACAAGCCGATGCCTGACATGCCGACCAGCAGGGTGTTGCGCTGGCAGGGGGTCAACTGGCTCTCGCACAACGGCCTCACCGGCAAAGGCACGGCGACGGCCAAGATGTACATGTTCCACAAGAGCGCCATCGGCCACCAAGTCGACGGCGATCCTGCGGCGCACCCGTTCACCGAAGAAGACGAGGACCGCTACGGCGTGTGGTTCAGGACGTGGCACCTCGCCAAGACCTGTCTGCCGCGAGGCATCGTCCAATTCTATCACGACGACACAGCGGCGCTGGCGTAACGGCGTCGGCCCCAATCACACGAGGCTAAAATGGCTTACGACAACACTGGCAACAAATACCTCCGCAGAGTGCTGGAGTTTGGCGGTGATATCGGCGGTGCGCTTTATATTCTCGACACTGTCGACGCCATCGCGACTGTCTACGGCATCGGCTACATCACCGATGGCAAGGCGCAGGGCATGCGCAAGGGCGACATCGTCATTGTCCGGCGCTGGACGACCACACTGCCGGTCGCAGAGTCCGAACTGCTTACGGCTGCAGCCGGTGCGAACGTGCTGATCTCCGTGGTCATCCACTTCGTCATCGGCATTGCCGCGACGACTGGCATTCCTGACTTGACGGACGGCATCGCGATCACGGCGACGAATACCTGACGCGATAAGGGGACGCCCGGCCCGGCTCAGGCCGGGCGTTCTCCTGCAGTTCACTGCACCGGGCCGAGGTTCCCCGCCGCGCGGGGCGCTTTGGAGCCTGAGCCCAGATGTCCATCAAGCATTGCCCGAAGGGCGCAATCTTTCTTGAGACCGAGTCGAACGCACCCGGCGGCCGTGGCGGTTGGTACGCGCTCATCCCACCCGAACACACGCCAGAAGACGTCCTACGCCCCGAGTATTTCGGTCTCATGCAGACCGAGAACCAGATGGGCAAGGTGCTACGCCAGCGCGACATCATCGAGGTCGAGCCTGAACACGGACGCTGGTGTCTGCGCCTGCGCGTGATGGGCCTCCGCTTCGCCGTCAAGCAAGTCATCGTGCGCGAGCAGCAACGCTGGGACTTCGCCGTGGCGCCGCCGCACGGTTATCGCTTCGAGTGGAAGGGCGATGTCGACGGCGGGCGCTGGCACATCTTCAAGGGCGAGACCCTGGTTGATGGTGGCTTTCACAGCGAAGACGAATGCGTCGCGCGCGTTGAAGACTTGCAGCGCGAGCACGCCGCATGACCACCCAGGCCGATGTCATCAACTCAGCGCTGCTCGATTGCGAGCAGCCCGAGGCGAGCGGCCCGAACGACACCTCGACGTGGGTGCGCCGCGTGCGCAACCGCTATCCGGCCGCAGTTAAGAAGCTGCTTGAACGCCACCCGTGGAAGTTTGCGCGTGTGCGTGTCGAGCTGCAGGACAGCGGCGTCACGCCCATCGGCCGTCAGTTCGCCTACACCAAGCCCGGCGACTGCATGCGGATCATCGTCGTCAACGCCACCGGCAACACCGACGACAACGGCATCCCAGATTACGAAGACGAAGCGGGCATGATCCTGACCGATCTGTCGCCTTGCTACCTGATGTACGTCTCGTCGGACTGGCTGACGCTTGAGGGCGCGTGGCCGCAGGTGTTCGCCGACGCGGTGTCTGGCGAGCTGGCGGCGCGATGCTACGGCCTCTTTGGCAAGAACGGGCAGAAGAAGGACGAGCTGAAGAAGGACGCGCGCCTGTCGCTTCAGGTCGCGAAGACCTGGGACAGCCAGCAGAAACCGTTTCGCGAACTGCCACGCGGCAAGTGGAGCGGCGCGCGCTCCGGATATCGCCGTCACCCATTTGATCGCGGAGGCACATTCGAATGAGAGACACTCCCATCTACATCACCGACGACGAGCGCGACGAGCTGATCAAGACGACGGGCCGGTTTCATGTGGCGCGGGTTTATGTCGAGGGCGCCGGTATCCCGCCGACGAAGGAGGAGCTGGCCGAATTCCTAGACGCGTACGCTGAACATCAAGCGCTGTTCAACCGGCTGATCGCCAAATACTCGGGCTGATCGAACATGCCCGCGATGAACGTCCCTCTTGTCAACTTCAACGGCGGCGAGATCGGCGGTGAGGCAATCGCGCGCGTCGATCTGGAGGTCTACCCGACCTGCTGCGAGGTGATGGAGAACATCCTGCCGCTGATGCAGGGCGCGATGATCAAGGCGCCGGGCAGCGAATACATCGGCCGCACCTATCTCGATTCTGCGGCCATCGTTCGTCCGTTCATCTTCAGCGTCGACCAGACGCGCGTGCTGGAGATCACCGATAGCCGCATCGATATCGTGCAGGACAACGCCTACGTCGACATCGACGGCGCGGCGGCGACGATAGGCACGCCCGCCAATAACGCCTCGACCGGAGGATCCTCCGTCTCTGTTGCTGGGCAGGATGTGACGTTCACTTGCGTTGGCAATGGCGAGGCGGCGGCGTACTGGCCGATCACTGCCGGTGAAGCTGGCGTGCCGGTCACGTTTAAGTTTGAGATCGAACGCCGCCCGCTGAACATTCGCGTCGGCACCACGGCGCTGCTGGCCGACATCGAGCTGCCGCCGTTCCAAGACACCTTCGACCTCACGCTGGCGCCCGGCGTTCACATCCTGACGTTCACGCCGACGACGAACGACTATTTCATCCGCGCGCGCCTGCGTGAGCAGGGCAAGGCGGTGATGAAGGGCCTGACCGTGCTGGCGGCCGGTGGCGGCGCAGACGGCTTCTTCATCCCGACGCCGTGGCTTGCCGCCGATCTGCCGCGCCTGCGCTACCGGCAGAGCCTCGACACCTACTGGCTCTATCACCCCAATTACAGGACGCGCGTGCTGGAGCGGCGTGCAGCTACGTCATGGTCGCTGCGGTTGTTCATGCCGCGCGACGGGCCGTTCGAAGCGCCGAACACGACGGACACAACGCTGACGCCAGCGGCGCTGACTGGCAACACAACAGTGACGGCGTCGAAGCCGCTGTTCTCGGCAACGCCGGGGCGCTCGTCTGTCGGCCAGTTGCTGGAGATCACGCACCAGGGCCAGTCCGAGATGGAGATATTCTCGGCCGCCGGTCAGTTCACCGAGAACGTGCGCGTGTTCGGCACGGAGCAGAACCGCAACCTGCGCATCTCGGTCAGCGGCACGTTCGTCGCGGACATCGAGCTGCAGAGTTCGGTGAACGAGGCCGACTGGCTGACGGTCGACACCTACAGCTCGCCCGGCTCCGCCACCATCAATGACGAGCTGGACAACCAGATCATTTTTTACCGCGCGTACTGCGCAGCGTTTACGTCAGGCACGCCGACAGGGCCGACCGTTATCCTGACCTATGCCGGTGGCGAGACCACTGGGCGTGGCGAGATCGTCGCCGTTACCTCGACGACCGTGGTCGAGGTCGAGGTCTACGAGGACTTCGGCAAGACCGTCGCGTCGACAATCTGGAGCATTGGTGCATGGTCGGATGCGCAGGGCTGGCCTGCGGCTGGCACGATTGATGACGGCCGCCACTGCCTCGTGCGCGATGACCGCTTCTGGGCGTCGGTCTCCGACGACTATGAAAGCTTCCTGCTGGGCTCGCTGCCCGACGCCGCGCTGGCGCGCCGGTTCGGCACAGGCGAGATGAACTCATCGCGCTGGATTGAAAGCGCGCGGCGGCTGCTGATCGGCACTAACGGCGCCGAGATCGAGGTGAGCAGCAACGCGCTCGATGAACCTATCGGCCCGCTCAACAACCGGCTGCGCGGGTTCGACGACAACGGCTCGGCCGACACGCAGGCGATGAAGGGCAGCGGCAATCGCATCCTCTTCGTCGACCGCACGCGCACCAAGCTTTACCAATGTCTGTTCGACGAGCAGTCGGCTGACCAGCACGCCACCGATGACCTGACGCGCCTGCACGAAGACATCGCCGGTTTGATCAGCGCCGCAGAGATCGAGGCGGGCGAAGGCGGCTTCGTCGAGATCGCCGTGCAACGGCGGCCGGAGCCGCGCGTGTGGTGCGTGCGCGCAGACGGCGAGCTGGCTGTGCTGCTGTTTGGTCCGCGCGAAGGCGTCTACGCGTGGGCGCGCATCACAGCGGCGGAGACGACCGGCGGCGCAGGTTCGTTCAAGAGTGTTTGTGTGATCCCCGGCAAGCCGGAAGACCGCGTGCATGTCATCGTCGAACGCAACATCGGGGGCCAGGTCCGGGTGCATCACGAGCGTTTTGCGCTGCAGAAGTTTCCCATCGAAGTGGACGAGAACGGCATTCGTCACGCGCCGGATGCGTGGCGTTTGCAAGCGGCGCTCTACTCATCGGACGAGGTCGCGGAGGATGAGTTTAGTGAACTCCATCACCTTGAAGGAGAGACGGTTTCGATCTGGGCTGATGGGCGTGTGCATCCGACACGCGTTGTCGAGGGCGGCTCGATCACGCTCGAAGCTGAGTTCAACACCGTCATCATCGGGCTGAACTACATTGGCCGGTGGAAGTCGGTGAAGATGGCCTACGGCGCGCAGGTTGGCACCGCGCTGACCATGGACAAGAACGTCGGCCGCATCGGCTTCAGCGTGCGCGAGACGCCGCTCGGCGCGATTGGCTACGGCCGCAACTTTGAAGAGGCGCTGAGCCGGGGCGATCCAACCAGCGACGGCGATGATCTGCGGGATGTGACCTCCGACGACGAGGGCGATTTCACCATGGACGAGCCGGTCGAGCTGGTCAGCGCGGACTACACGCAGCCGTTTGCTGGCGTCAGCGACATCGATGCGCGCGTTCACATCGTCATGGACACGCCAATGCCCGCGAAGATTCTCGGCATGGTGCCGGGCGTGGAGTTGCACGAGCATGGCTGACGGCTTGCGCATCGAGCCCATGCACTGGCGCCACATCCGTGAGTTTGTCGCGGCGGCAGGACCGGGTTCCAACTTCGCGGTGTCGTTTGCCTGTTACTCGGACGCGCGGCTGCATTTCATGCCGATGGTTGGCTACACGGCGCGCGACGAGAGCGGCGCCATTGTCGGGCTTGGCGGCGTCATCTGGCTGAACATCCGCACGGCCGAAGGCGTGTTCGCGCTCCGCCCTGAGTTTGCCGCCGACAAGCGCCGTTCGCGCTGGGTTCACCGCCACACAATAAAGGTGCTGGCCCTGGCGCACGACCTTGCGGCGGTGATCCGCGCGACCGCCGATCCCAAAGTGCCTGGATCAGCGCGATGGCTTGTC